AGTAACAGTTTAATGACTTGTCTAGGTCACCTGGTTCTCAACCAAGACCCTTAATGTGGGGAGCGATATATCGCTCCTTCACATAAGACGTTCGTTCTAATCCATAGGCCGAACGCTGGATGTTCCCATCCAGGTCTGAAGGAAAGAAACCAGCTGGGGAGGTAAAATATTTCCCCACCTTTCTATCAAGGTCCCGTTTGGTACTTGTATAAGTTCCTACCTTTGTATGAACTTTTACCTGTAACACCTTACGTGTGAACTTACCTACTGCCTTCCGAACGGATGGCACATGGGTAAACTCAGGCACTGAGTTTCTAAAATAGAACTCTGCCGACCTTACAGTACCCAAGGCACGACGATAACCTTCTTCTAAGGAGACTCGTACCTGGCACTGAGAGTCAAGTGAGCAGTCACTTAAAATCGGATATTCATTATTCGATTTAATGACCTCCCTCAGCCATTCGGCCATTTTTGGGTCTATCAAAGATCCCGAACCGGATGGTGTAATAGAGAGACCCATACCTATAATCAAGCTTTGTAAATCAGCTTGGCTAAGGTAACGGAGCCACTTGACATGGTAGCCCTGAGAAACCTTTGGGAGGAATGTAATATTACAACCTCCAAAGGCCTCAGGTGCCGCCACTGGTAAGCCCATAGCAAATGCTGCTTTCCACGTATAATAATGCGGGGAAAGCTTCCACAAAAACTTCCGGAAAGGAAATTGGGGAAGTGAGGGATCACCCTTAAGTGACGCACTTTGAGTGTGCCACATCACTTGACCTTTTGACCCTCCCGGTGGGCAAACCAAACAGGATAATGCTAGGTGAGGCTGGGGAAAACCTGCCTCAAGGGGAACTTCTGCCAATAGTCCTCTGGTCTTATGCCAGAAACACTTTGGTTGAGAAAGAACCCCTCCCACGGTCCCGAGGTAGTGATCGTAAAGACACTTTCGTGACATGGTCCAGTACGCAAGGATGGCATCATCGCCAATCCCTATCATCCTGACATCCGACCGGTTCAACCGAGGCTTATGGGCCATTCGCTTACACTCTTTCTTAGTGTAAGGAATGAGATCCAGTGTCTTAGTTGAAGCATAAAGCGACGATAACATCATAGGGGGAAAAGATGTGGGATCTCCCATCATCTGCCCTGTTGTTGTCATCGTCCCGGGAAGAGACTCCAATGTATCTAGCCATGCATCCCAGATTTCAATAATCTTGGTTGCATGCCCATGGGCCAGTTGCCTGACCCCGGGGACGTATACATCAGCTAGCAAAGGAGCCTTCGGATAGTGCGTAAACAGTGCAATTGGTCGTAAAGACTTCTTTTGATCCTCTGAGAGGTCAAGAAGGAGTTTCTTTGTTCCAAAGAGCTTAGGAAAGTACCTAAGATATGGTTGAAGGGAGGGGTAAACCCTCGCTACTTCCTCATACACTGTTTGAGTAAGCCATTGGGGATGAAGATCTGTAGCGGCAGTGCAGTCCTGGGAATACCAGGGACCCTGCTCTCCGTGCAAATCCATCGCCCGATTGCCTCCCAACGCTTCTGAAAACCTGGGGTCCTTGACCATGATATGATCAAGTGCCCTTCTTAACACTTGCTGGATTAAATTAACCGCAGTAAGCGAACAAGTTGGGAACCGGGTTTTCAGACCTTTCTCTTCCGCAACAATCGGTAATATAGGTACAACAGTTAGTTTGTCTAAGACATACTCAACTGCTGTACGTAGATAGGATTGCAATTGGAAAGAAACCTCAGGAAGCTCATCCTTTAGGCGATCCCAGGGGGACATGAAGAGATAACTCTCCCCCCTGGAAATTAGAGACTGTGAAAGCAGCTCTAGGTAACTACCTCCATCTTGGAGGTAGAACCCGTCTAATGATGGAACGTCCGTTGCACCAATCCGTTGCAGGCTATAACCTAACAGTACCAAATGTTGGACTGCGGCTACATGCCCACCATCTGCGCGTTTATAACCTAATGCGGCATTGCCAGATGGCATCGTATATAGTTCAGGTGGCCTATAACTAGACCATCTGTCCACATACGAAGCAACGAATGATCTCCAGTCAGTAGGCTCTGGGGGCGGAATGGATGTCAGCCGTTCCACGAGCGCTATTAATCCTTCTGGATCTCGAGGTGCTGGTGGGAGTGCGCGAGCCATGTAACTCACATGTATCGCGTCCCTCCTTTCATCCACCCTCAGAAGAGAACCCTTGGGCCTCTTACCTCCAAAATACCATGCTCGGTAATCCCCGGCAAGTGTTTTGAGGCGTTTAGCGGCTTCAAGTGGATGATATATCACTTGGGATTTAAACCGGTTGAATGCATGGACCTCCTTATGATTAAGGGGGCTCCACACTCCATATCGGTTAAAATGGTTTGCACGTACTAATTGTTGTGCACACACCACGGAATCCCATGTCGACCTCATAAACTCAAGCACAGACAACTTTTTGTAAAAGTGGCTGCTGACTCTTTTGTCTTCGACCTTCGCCATATACTGACGAATGTCTTCCGCAAAGAGTGCATAAAGCTCGTGCCTTGAGAGGCCTGTAGGCCCTGTAGGAAACCGTAAGAATATTGCGGGTTCACCATGGGCTATCAGTACACCCTCATGGAAAGTATAATGCTTGAATAAAGCATATACTTCCACAGGGTAGGTCAGTAGTGGTTTAAGGTCCTTACGAGTCGTAAGGCCCTTCAGACTCCTATAATAGGGTCTGTCCCACCCCAACATGGGGTAGGGAAAACTACTTCCTGACCGGAGTACAGGTTTAGGCTCAGGCAGGTTTCCATCCTGTTCTGAGCCTACAGTTCGCAAGTGAGCCTTTCTGGATCGCTTACGCAACTTAGATTTCTTATCTTCCAAGGAAGTAAGATTTGGGGTCTCCGTTAGGAGACCAGGGATGCTTTCGCTATCCCATGATTCATCGTAATCTTCGATGAGTG